TTTTGTCAATAGGTGTTGACACAGATTTAAACTTGTGAGAAGATACGAGAATAGAAAGGAAAAAGAAATGAAAGAACTTATTACAACATACGCTTTAATGTCAATACCGGTTATATTGTTGGCCGCCTGGCTAACACATATATTCACGTGCTTTGACCACTCTTGGTGGGGTTACCTAATTGCGGGGGCGATATTCTTCCCGATTGGAATACTGCATGGTATTTATTTGTGGTTTTGATGGAGATAAAAATGGACTTAATCAAAAAATTAGAGCATAAGAAAGCAGAACTTGAAATTCTAAAACGTGAAATTGCCTTATTAGAAGGTGATATCTATTTAGCGACCAAGGATGCGATTAACGAAGCCTACCGCGCCAAGGGCAGTGCTTACGGCACAGTACATGTAAATGGTCTCACCGTGACAATCCCCAAGAAGGTGACGTGGGATCAGGTTAAACTTGCTGATATGTACGCTAAGATTAAATTGGGCAACGAGAACCCAGGTGATTACATCAAAGTATCTTACGATGTATCCGAAACCAAGTATAATGCGTGGCCGGAAGCGATCCGGGCGGCATTTGATGAAGCGAGAACCGTACAGCCTGGCAAGGTAACAATCAAATTGGGAGATGAATGATGACATTATCATTAGAAAAACGAACACACAAACCGCCACGTATTTTGATATATGGGCCGCCTAAAATGGGGAAAAGCACGTTTGCATCACTAGCTCCTGCTCCGGTATTCATCCAAACAGAAGACGGATTGGACGCCATTGATGTACCGGCGTTCCCTCTCGCTCAGTCGTTTGGGGATGTTCTAAATTCGATAGAACAGCTGGCTACTGTTGACCATGACCGCCAGACTGTTATCATGGATAGTGCTGACTGGTTGGAACGATTGATCCATAATCAAGTATGCAAAGAGCAAAACGTCAAGAGCCTTGAAAGTATTGGATACGGCAAGGGGTATGTGTTCGCAATTGATTTGTGGAGGCAATACATCGACGCTATGAATTACCTACGGGATAACAAAAGTATGGTGGTGATTAACATCGCTCACAGCCAAATTAAACGGTTTGAGAACCCCGAAACAGACGCCTATGATCGTTACCAAATTAAGATGCACGACAAAGCGTCCGCGCTTCTCATGGAGAACAGCGATGTTATTCTGTTTGTTAATGAACAAGTAAACATCACAAAGAGCCAAGAAGGGTTCAGTAAGCGAGTTCGTGCTATTGGCGAAGGTGAACGTGTTTTATACACAGAAAGCCGACCATCATTTGTGGCGGGGAACCGCTTCTCCCTACCAGCAGAGATCCCGTTCGACAAGTCCGGTCAGTACTGGTCAACTATTGCTTCACATATACCATATTTTACAAAAGGAGAATAAAATGAGTTTTGATTTTAACATTGAAGACGTACAAGCAGCGGCCACCCAAACACAACGTGCGAGCGTACCGGATGGTGAATATCTGGTTGTTATTACAGAAGCAAACAAGGATTTCTTGACACCTAAAAACGGTATCGCCGGGTTAAGTATGGCTTACGACATCCAAACAGGCGCACAATCTGGAAATCAAATTACCGAATTGTTCCTGTATGATAAACCTGATTTGGTTAAATCCAAAGTGGCGCAGATCGCCGTTGCGGTTGGCCTCACTGGTGGTTTCACAGCTAAAGATGTGGAGAAACTTCATGGGAAGCGCATGATTGTTACGCTGCAAACCAAACCAGCGAAGAACGATCCATCTAAGATGTACCAGAATGTGGTGAAATACACCCATGCCACTGGTGCGACACCTGTTGCCGATGCTAAACCAGCTGCTGGCGCGATGCCGTGGTCACGCTAGAATCCATATTAGAGGGTGATCCATTGGTCGCCCTCGTAGATCAACACCTCTTGGCGGAGCATGAAAGTGAGCCGCCAAGACAATACCTAGGCGCGTCTTCAATTGGTGAAGAATGCAGCCGTAAACTTTGGTATCGTTACAACGGACATAAGGAGAAATTTGATGCTAAAACGCTTAGGAGATTTGCTGATGGGCACCGGACGGAAGACGTCGTGCTCGGATGGATTAAATCTTGCCCAGGAATTGAGATCTTTACGAGAGGAAATGATGGAAACCAAATTGGCTTTGTTTTCCATGGCGATAAATTTGCCGGACATTACGACGCGATTGGACGAGGTTTCCCGCAAGCTCCAAAAACATGGCACATCGTCGAAGTCAAATGCGTCAACGAAAAAGCCTTTGAAGAACTCAAAAAGCTCAAAAGCCAAAACGAAAAAACAGCCATAGAGTTGTGGAAGCCCGAGTATTACAGCCAAGTTCAGGTGTACATGCACATGGAGGGGTTGACACGATCTATACACATCGTGACAACTCCCGGTGCGCGTGACTTGATAAGCGTTAGGACTGATTACAATAAAGCCCACGCAGAGGCCATGCTCGCCAAGGCTAAGCGGATTATTGATTCAAAGCAGCCGTTGGAACGAATAGGCGGCCCAACTTTCTACAAGTGTAAAATGTGTTCATTCAGGGATATTTGTCATGAAACTCCGTCCATACCAAGAGGAAGCGATACAAGCAACGCTTAACTGGTTTGCCGCTGGGAAAGAGAAACCGTGCGTGGTTCTGCCCACCGGTACTGGCAAGAGCCTCGTGCAAGCCGAACTTATCCGCCGTGTTTTAGAAGACGCTCCATACGTGCGTATCTTGGCTTTATGCCATTCAAAAGAGCTCGTCGGGCAGAATTACCAAGAAACAATGTCTATATGGCCAGCCTGTCCTGCTGGTGTGTACTCTGCTGGCCTTAACCGTAGGGAACGAGCGCAAGTTCTATTTGCTGGCATCCAATCGATACACAAGAAGGCAGGATTTATCGGGCATTACGACATTTGCATTATAGACGAGTGCCACGCGATTAGTGGCAAAAACAAAGATACGATGTATCACAATTTATTTCGGGATCTACGCATAATAAACCCACGCATGCAGATACTTGGGCTTTCCGCCACGCCATACCGTCTGGATAGTGGTAACCTCGTCCCTAAGGTATTTAACGGCATCGCCTACGAATACAACATAATTGACGCGATACAAGACGGGTATCTGTGTGAGGTTATATCTGCAAATACAAAAACAACGCTTAACACAGACGGCGTGAAGATAAGCGGAGGTGAATTTGCACCAGGTGAGCTAGAAAAGGCTGTAGACAAAGATGAAATAAATCGCGCGTGTATGGAAGAAGTTATACGCCACGGTAAAGACAGGCGCTCATGGCTAGGATTTTCATCCGGCACAGCCCACGCAGAGCACATTACAGACATATTAAACGAACACGGAATAGACGCTCGGTGTATCACACAAAAGACGCCAAGTTTTGTTAGAGACGAATGGATTTTACAACATAAAAATGGACAAATAAAATGTTTGGTAAATAATAATATCCTCACAACCGGGTATAACAATCCGATGTTAGATCTTGTTTTTTGCTTGAGGCCTACACAATCTAAGGGTTTGTGGGTGCAAATGGTCGGGCGTTCCTGCAGATTATGTGAAGGGAAAAAAGATGCTTTGTTATTAGATTTTGGAGGAAACTTAGAGCGTCACGGCCCTATAGATAAGATCAAAGGTGATGACAAGAAAGAAGGTAAGGGGGGAGATGCGCCACGTAAGCAATGCCCGCAATGCTTTGAAGCGGTATTTGCGTCTGCACGGTTTTGCTCATGCTGTAATTATGAGTTCCAATTTTACGAATCAATCAATATAGAAGCAGTGGCTAGCAACGCAGCCGTGCTGTCAATCCAATTGGATAAGGAGCAGAAGAAGATTGAGCAGAGATCAGCTAAGTCGTTAGATGATTTAATTAAGTTGGGCTACAAACGCGGGTACAAGAACCCGACATATTGGGCGCAGTGTATTATGAAAGCGAGAAAGAAATAATATTTCAAACAAACGCATTGACACAAGTTTTAATACTGAGTAATCTGTTTATATAAGGAGACGTAAAATGAAAATTTTATCAGATGGATACAAAGCAACAGCATCACTAGAATCGTACCAGGATACGCGCAATCGGCTGCAAGACGCATTGGATGCGCTTATGCCTGAATACAAGTATGATCCATTGATCTCATTGATTGACGGCATCATTAACGAAATTGAGTCAATTGATATTGAGATTAAAAGTATTAAACGTGAAGAAGAGATTGCTGAACGTAACCACGAACATGACTTAAGAGAGGATAGACCAAATGCCTAAGTTTATAACGGTAACACAGGATAAAACAAAATATTTTATAAATGTGGACATGATACAATGCATTACCAAGCCTCAATTTATATTTGGTTCAGGCGCTTACAAATATGTATCAGAATTAAAACTAGTCGATGGTTTTATATGTTGCGAACAAACTACAGACGAAATAATGGAGATGATAAATGCTTGAGCTATTCGAAAAAGTACGCCAATGGGGACGTGATAAGGGCATTGTGTTTGAAGGTAACGAAACACGCCAGATGTTAAAAACGGTGGAGGAGCTTGGTGAACTTGCTTCTGCGCTGTCAAAAAACAAACC